GTCGACAACCAGTAGGCGGTGGCGGCGCCGGTTTGACGGGTGATGTCGGCATTGCCGACGAGGCCGGACAGGGTGCGGGCGCCGAGCGTCTTGATCAGCGTGGCATGGCGCAGCAGCTCGATAAAATCCTGCGGGCGCAGATTGGTGGCAACCATGTTGCCGCCGGCGCCAGCAGTGCCGACCGTCATGTCGCGTTTCTGGATTTCCATCGGCAGGAAGAAGGAGTTCGGCGCCTGGCGCTGAATGCCGGCCTTGCTGGCTTTGTCGGCGAAGGCGTTGGAAGCTTCGCGTTCAAGGCCGGCATGCGTCCAGTCGTTGGCAAGCATGGCATTGACGGCGCGGACGACACTGAAGCTCTTGACTTCCTTGGCGGTCATGCCGATTTCCGGCGACCACTGCGTGCCGCGCTTGGCGATCAGGCCATGAATTTCGCTGGTAAAGTCTTCGACCGATTTGCCAGAGCGAATGGCGGCGTTGGCCATCTCTTTGGCGCCTTCGAAATCGGCGAACTGGTCGCCGATTTTGGCGATGTTTTCAATACGCTGCTGGGCCTTTGAGGCGAAATCGCGCTCCAGGGCGGCAACGTCGACCGGGGTCGGGTTTTCCATTTTGGTTTCCTTAAAAATGATGGGCGGAGGTGCTGCGGGGGGTGCTGTTGCGGCATCGCTTTCGGCCTGACGCCCAATGCCGCAATTGACATCGGCCTCAATGGTGCAAAGCGAGTTTTCAAGCGGCTCCCAATCGATGACGCGATAGGTGGCCGGGGTGTCCGCAGCGCGCTCGAACGGTCCCGCTGCGCTATCCAGGGCGCGGCGGAAGGCGGCGAGATCACCGGGCGCATCGCGCTGACAGCGCTCAACGACCCGGCCAAATTGCCGACCGTCCAGGGTTCTTTCGACGGCTCTGCCGTCTTTGCCAGTGGTCTGTTCGATCACCGAGTGAATTTCGTAGCCGACCGAGGATTTTTTCAGGTGAAGACCATTGACCATGGCGATGGTCTTGCCTTCGTCGGCAGCCCAGGCGATGACGACCGAGCCGCGCACGGCATGGCCGTCAGCAGCTACCGAGCCCGGCACATGATGGCCGCGCAGGTCGTCCCAGTTATGGTTGTAGAGCAACGGGCCGCCGTCGTTGAGGCGGCCAAGGCGGACCGATTCAGGGCGACAATCGAGAATTTCTATGCCCCACCAGCGCTCATAGGGCGTGTCGGTGGCAAAAGCCATGTCGACGGTGATGTCGCTGCCGGTTTCTTCCGCGCAGCCGGCGGCCGGCTGGGTGCGAGTAAAGCTGGTCTGGCGCGTGAGGCTCATAGATGGTTCTCCATGAGCGTCTTTTTACGGGGTTAGCGCGAAACGTTTAAGGCACGGGAGTTCGCGGCGGCGGAAAATGAAAAACCCGCCGGAGCGGGTTGCGCGGGCTAGATGGCTGGGAGTTTTACGGGGTGAAGGTTTCGACAGGCAGCGCCGCGGTTAGCACGTAGCGCGAGCCATCGGCGGCATCGGCGACACAGCGCAGGGTGTAGGTGGTGCCGGCCTGGCCACCAATGATCTTTTGCCGCACTTCGGCGCCGGTGACTGAGGGCACGCCGGAGAGCATGGCGCTGGCACTGGGGTCGTCTTTACCGTAACTGGCCTGAGCCGTAATAACGGGCGCCGACACACTGGCTGAGAGGGCGGTGAAGTCGAATTCGACGGTGATGATTTCGTCGGGGTCTTTGATGGGAAGGGTCATTGGATTACCTGGTAGGTGCGCGGGGTGGCGACGATCGATAAGGGGCGACCGTGGGCAGTGACGGTGTAGCGCGCGGCGGCATCGGGTAGGCCGGTGCTGCCATCCGACACGATAGCGGCGTAGAAGGCCTGACTGTTGGTCAGCCGCAGCGGGAATAGCGATACCTGACCCGGCGCGACCAGCTGCGTGAAATAAGTCTGCGCATTGGTAAACAGACTGGGTGCGATGACCTGCGGGCCAGAGCCGAGGCTGACAATCGGGGAATAAAACGTTGGGCTGTTGGCGAATAGCGCCGCCGATAGGGTTTTGCTGGCGCTCAGCGTCAGGCTGTAAAACGTCTGGGTGTGGTTGTGGAGACTTGGGGCCAGCGTTACGGCGCCGGGCGAAAGCAGTGGCGAATAGAAAACTGAGGCATTGTCGACGCGGTTGGCGGTGAGTTGCTGCGGACCGCCTGCGATGCTAACGGTCGGCGCGTAGAAGGTTTGGGTAGCGCTATAGAGACTGGGCGAAAGTGTTTGTGCGCCACCGCCTGCGGCATCCTCCGGCTTACCAACCGCCCACTTGGCAATCGCACCCGAGGCGATCATTTCGTCTTAGCCAGCGCGAATACGGCGTCCATTTCCTCCGGCGTCTTTCCGAGCGCCAAAGCACTACCGATTACCAATGGATGGTTGCGGTCAAACTCTTGGCGGTATTCCCAGTTTAGTTTTATTTCTCGGGAGGCTTGTGCGACGAATGCTTCAACCTCGTCGAGTAACCCAATTTTAACATCGAGCAGAGCGAGACGGAATTGAGCAGCAGACACAGGCTCAATATCATTGCGTGCTTTGATTTCAGTCGCAGTCAGAATCTCCAGTTCAGTGACAGGACGAGTAGAGCCGTCTGGAAAGCTGACGGAATACTGTCCATTTCCATCATCAGACACGCCGCAACATCCTGTGATTAGTTCTGTCAATGTATTTAGCATGATCACATCTCCAAGGAGAGCCGGGCATTTGCGCTGTTATAAGTCACTGAAGACTGACCAATTTCACCGATAGTTATATAGTGCTTTCCCACTGTTGCTAACTGGAAGGTTGCTGATGCATTAGTCTGTATATATGTTCCACTATAAAAAAGTGAATTTCCCATATCTGGCGTAGCACTGGTTGTGTCAATAAGAGCGGCCATATATCCAGCAACGCCGGCAGACCTTGTCATAATCATCATTAGACTTGTGTCTACATTTTCAGGGCCAATAGAAGTAACAAAATTTCCTCTCGTAACTCCCGTCCCATTATTGAATTCTCGCATCGTTGCGGTCGTGTATGTATGAGAGCTGGTAGATGAAGCATTGACATAACGGCGCAATTTATTATACACATTCCCCACATACCGATTATTCGCGGAATCCTCAGTGGTCGTCGTACTAGAAGTATAAAAAGTGCCTAGCAGAAGTCTGGTCTTATCCCCAGACTTGCAATATCGCCCATCCTGCAAAGTGACTGCTGTAGCTCTGGTTGAATCATCTGTCCAGACCAAGACTTCAAGAGCCAGTGCACCAGAAGAGAGATACGCAAACACATCATAATTCTTAGATGCCGTAAGCGTACCTAATGCCAAAGTATATTCAGCAAACTCGACTGGAACCCAAGACGCGCCATCCCACAGCACGATGACGTTGTGAATCGTCGGTGTGTAGTAAATATCGGTCTTGGCAATCTGATTGCTGCTGGATACCGGCACGCCTGACTCAAGCGTAAGCCTGCCTCCCGGCGTAATAGCTCCCAATGCAATAGCATCACGACTAATGCGCTCTGCTGTCTCAGTAACATAAATCTTCTGTGATCCAGTCAGTGAAAGAGCAGAGCCAGTGCTAGATGCTTCTAGTGTGCCCCGCGCAAGAGTAGTTCCTGAGTGAGTGTATAAACAATCTCGCGCTACTTCCCACGCTGCGCCATCCTCAATGACCACATCAAAATATTTACCATCATCTCCGGCAGCAAAGCCTTGATAACCAGATTCAGTGGCCCCTAGCGTTTGCGTTCCAGTGCCTGTAGTAGCAGAAGCAACACCAACGCGATTCTTATACGATGGAGTAGGCATGATTACAGTTTGAAAATGCCAGAAGCGTCCCACGTAATTGCAATGTCACCTGAATTCGGGGTGACTGGCAGGCCGGTGACGCCGGTGTCGATGTAGGCGACCAGGCGCGAGGTGGCTGAGGAGCCGGTGTCGATGTAGATCACCAGGGCTTCGGCCGAGGCACCGCTAACGGCGGTATAGGTGACGTTATCTCCATCAAACACTGCGGCAGCAACGACACCCACAGTGGTGTTGGCGATAGCCTGTGCCGTACCAACAACGCCGGAAAGCGAGGATAGAAATTCGTGGGTGTCGGAAAAGGTGTAGGTGGCGGTGTCGACCAGCGCGCACCTGACTGTGCCTGTGTCCAAGTCGATATTGGCACCACCCTTCATGCAGGCTTCTTTGTACTTCGAATAAATTGCGTTGGCCATGGTTTATTCCTTGGGTTGTTTTACCGGGATCGCTTCCGGGGTATTGATGGGTGGCGCCAGGCTTTGCCCGTATTTCGCCGCCAGCTTTTCTTCTTGCTGCAGCTCGTCGAATACGTCTTCGATATCGCGGCCCATTTCAGCGGCGATTCGGGTGCGGCTGGTGATTTTGAGATCGATGCCCTCTTTCGCGGTCTGAATGTCTTTAAGCGGGTCGACCCATGACCAGCCACGGAATTGCCAGGCGTGGGCGGCGAATTTGTCCATTTTTACGACGGGCAATGGGCTGCCGTTGGCGAGGGCAATGGCACCATTGAATAGCGACTGGCGCAGCCATTCTTTGAATATTGGCTCAAGCCAGGCAGCGGCGAACCATTTGTGTTTTTTCTTCCACTCGTCGCGCGTCGAAAGCACGGCAGCGCGGATGCTGGAAAAGTTAACGGCTTCGTAGTCGTTGCACAGTTCTGGGTAGCTGGCGCCCGGCAGGCCGCTGGCCATGCGCTGATATGCGGATTTTAGAAACGGGCCAAAAACCTCATTGGGGTATTTGCTTTCGACGACGCGGATGTCGGTGCCGTCCGGCAGGGTGTCCCAGGTGCCGGGCGCGCTGGTGGTGATGCGGGCGCCGGATTCGTCGCTGGCCTCGTTGCCGATCATTGGCGCAGCGCCGTCTGGCGTGACGAAAAAGCCGAGGTGGTCGGCGCCATGTTTGGCGGCCATTAGCGCCGACAGCGCGAATTCGCCGGCGTAGTGCATGGATAGCATGCTGGCGTGCATCCAAGGGATGCCACGGCGTTGCTCGGGCCGGGTGTTGATAAAGCGATGTAGCACGGCTGAGGCGTCGACGCGCTGAGCGCTGCGGTTGCTGTTGTGCAGCGAGCCGGTGGTGTAGTGATAGGCGACCGGCTTGCCGTGGGCGTTGACTTCGACGCCAGCGACAATGGCGTTTTGACCCTGCCCGGCCAGGCGGTTGTGCCAGGTGGCGAGGCGATCAACGTCGATGATGCGCAGGGCGTAGTTGTATTTGTTGCCGGATTCCGGGCCGATTATCGGCAGGACGAGGCATTCTCCATCGCGGGCGGTGCCACGGGCGATGGTCTGGCAGATTTCGGCGAAAGAGTAGCCGCCGGAGACTTCGCAGACTTCGCGTTGCGACCAGTCGGACCAGGCGTTTTGAATGGCGACGCGGGCGCCATCATCCGGGGCGCCGGGCGCGTTGTCGACTAGCGAGACGAGGCGCGGCGCATCGGGGCCGATGAGGTTGGTTTCGACGATGTCTAGGTAGTTGCGAGCGAAGTCGTTGTTGTTTTCCAGCGCGCGCGAGCGGTTGCGCAGGGCGTCGAGGTCGTTGCGGATCTCGTCGTTTATTTTTTCCTGCGTTACTTGCCAGCTCGAGGTCAGGCGATTGAGTTGGGCGGCAGCAAAGCCACGCGCTTGCGCGGGCTGGCGAAAGGCTTTTACGGCCTGCGTGATGCGTTGGACGATGCCCATTAAAACCTCAGATAGATGCGACCGGAGCGGCCGCCGCCGTTGCTGCCGGATTGCGCGCGGACCTCCTGGCGATAGCGGTCACGCAGCTTGAGCAGATCCGGGATGGGGATGGTTTTCAGGCGGCGCCCGGCAATTTCGTATTCAGCGACGCCGATGTCGCGCGCTTCGATCCACGCTTCGAGCGCGGCCAGGGTGCGCTGGGCATGGGAGCGGGCGTCGAGCCCGCCGGGGCTGGTGCCGGCGTAGTCGGGCAGGATGTCGAGCAGGCCGCTGCCGACGCTGTAGGATTCGCTGCCATTGCTGACCCGCTCGTGGTAGGCGTAGTTGCCAGCGCCCCAGGTGGCGGTGATGGCGGCGGCGACGGTGGATTGGTGCAGGTCACCGGCGGCGGCGGAGACGATGGTGATTTTGGCGCCGGCTTTGACCAGTGTGGTGGTGATGTCCCAGCCGGCGGAGGCCGGGTAGTCGGCTAAATTGCGCGACCAGGTGACGGTATCGCCGGCGCGCACGCTTGCCGGGATGGAGGTGGGTACGGTAGTGGCCATGCCACCTTTTACGCGCCGGGCGCGAAACGTTTAAGGCATGGGAGTTCGCGCGATGATTTGCTGCACGCGGCGGGGCGACAGGCCAGTGCATTCGGAGATTTCGCGCGGGGTTTGGCCTTTGCGCAATCCTGCCCAGACGGCAGCATGACGCTCTTGCACTTCCATGGCGAGGGCGCTGGCGATGTAGTGGCGGTCGCCACCATGTTCGACCCGCAGCTTGCGCTCGAGGGACTTGAATTGTTCGCGCGGGATGTTGGTTTCGGCGGCGATCAGATCTAGGACAAAGGCGAGGAAATCCACGGGGCTACCATCCAATGTTGGGTTTGGGGAATGCAGGGTGGGTTGGGCGCTGGCGCGGGTGGGCGGGCGCCGCTGGTTTTTGTGGGGGTTCTGGGATGTGCGTGACGGTTTGCGGTTGGGCGAAGAGATCGCCAACTGCTGGCTGCACCTTTGCCGCCAGGTCGTCCCAGAATTTGGCGCTCTTCTTGGCCAGCTCGAAATGTGTTTCCAGCCAGACGGCGTATACCGTGCAGTCCCATTTTTCGACGCGCTTGCGGGTGGCTGTCCAGGATGACTCCTCGCTCCCGCGCTGACTGCGGCGGGTGGTGCGCGCCTCGCCAGTGAATTGCTTGAACCATTCGTCGCTCAGCTCATCGCTGAAATGGATATAGCCAGGGCCGGGGCGGGTGATCTGCAGGCGTCCATAGATCAAGTCTTTGGCGTGGTTGGTGCCCACCCACCACAAAATCAGGCCATTTTTACGCAGTCGACCGCGCCAGTCGATATCGACTTTTGTCGTGCCATCCTTGATATGCTTTTCACGGCCGGAGCGACCGGCGATGGCGAATACCTTTTTACGGGCATGCTTGGCTGCCCAGTTGTAGACGGCGTGGGTATTGTGGCCACGGCTATCTATAGCGGCGCCGGAAATGCGCAGGGTAGTGCCGGCGGCATGGGGGAATTCTGTTTCAAAGAGGAATTCCTCGAGGTCTTCCCATACCTCATCTTCGTCAGGGTTGCCAAAAAATACACGGTCGGCAATAGTCCATTTTTCACAGCCTTTACCATAGCCCCAGACTTGGCACTCAAGCCGGTTGGGCTGGGTATCAATGCCGGCGAGCAGCAGCAGCGTGCCCATGGGGCAGCGCTCCAGGGGAAAGGGTTCGGCGCGTGCCCGGAGTTCGTTTTCATCGGACTTTTCAAACGCTTCGGACCAGTATTCGCCCAGAGTGGTATTGGTGAAGGTCTGTAATTTTTCCTTTTTCCCTTCGCCCGATTCACGCACGGCGCCGAGGAATTCACGGACGATATTTTCCCATGATACGTTGGGGCTGTAGGCGCTCCAGGCGTGGAATGCAACATGGCGCGGGGCGCGGATGATTTCACCTTGGGGGTTTCTGAAAACGCCGGCAAGATCGAGGGTGGTTCCGTCTTCGGCTTGGTAGCGGCCTGTGTGAGCTGCTGAAATTTTCAGGTAAGCGGCCTGATCGATCAGCGCGCCGCAGTGTTGGCAGAGATGGCGGACCGTTTCCGGGTCATCATCGGTCCACTTGAGGCCGTGCGGCTCGTCTTTTCCGCCCCAGGTTAGCGGGTGGAATTCGCCACATTCCGGGCAGGGAATGTGGGGCTGCAGGAATATTTCTGCATCGCGCTCGCGTTTTTCAATGTTTGAAAAGCCTTTGAGCTTTGGGGTGCTGCCGAAAACCATCTTTGGGAAGGTGGCGCCTTCGACGCGCTTGGCAGCCAGACCACCGGCATCACCCTCTTTTTCGATGTTGCTGTCGAAGGCGTCGTATTCGTCCAGGTAGGCCACATCGGCGGAGATGCGGCGGTAGTTTTTGGCGGCTTTTCCGCCTTTGAGGTGGAGGATAGAGCCGAGAAACTTTTTGGCCTGCAGCGTGTTGTCTTTGTTTCTGGCCAGGTGCGCCGTAAATACTTCCTGCATGCACTTCACGTCGCGAAGCATCGGCTCCAGTTCGGTCTTGACGAACTCGTCTCGGTCGTCATCGGTCGGCTGCCACATGACCTGGTTGCGGCGCTTGTGCTTGGCATTGTAGGCCATCGCTGCCGTGATGATTTTGGTGTACCCAGTACGGGCGGACTTGCGCCAGTCAATTTCGTAAATATCATCATTTGAAATGCAGCACATGATAGGTTTTTGAAACCACCACGGATTCCATTTCTGCTCAACGTAGGAGGATTCTGCGGAAAGATAGAAATGTTCGCAGGCCCACTCGTCAAGCGACATCGGCTCGGGAACGCCGAACGACCCCAAGCCGCGCTCAATGTGCTTGGTGAGCGCGGGGATGGAAAAGCGGGTGGGCTCGGACAGGTCCATTTTCAGGCGTCAATGGTTGATTCGGGTTGGTCCGACTCGGGATCTGCGTCGTCAAGATCGGCCAGTGAGATGCTGGCCACAATATTTCTCGCCCGCGCTATCTCACTGGCGATCTCGTCAATGACATCAGCGGTCAGCGCTGGGAAGCGGCGGCGGACCATGCCGGGGATGGCGTCGAATATTCCAGCGACTTTTGCTGATGCCTTGGTTAAAACTTCTTCAATCAGGATGACGGGGGCCAGTTCGTTGCGAGTAACTGCGTTTTGCATTTCAATGCGCTCGCGCTGGGCTTTGGCGAGGCCAGCGCGCTCTGTTGCCAGGTCAAGATTTCCAAGAGTTGCACGACCAGCTGC